ACGGCCATGGCGGTCGAGTGGCTGAGCAGGCGCCAGGAGCGGCGCTCCCGCTACTCCGACCCCGACGCCCGCATGGCCGTCGCCTGACGCCGACCGGGCCCGGCAGCGGTTGCCGGAGTTGGATGCCCGCGGCGTCGTTGGCCGCCGGGCCCGGTCCGCGGTCCACGCGCGTGGACTAGCCGCCCCGTCCCTCCAGCTCCAGCCGGACCGCGCTCAGCTCGTAGCGATGCGCGACGCCCCCCTCATCCTCGACGAACACTTCCTCGATGATCGGGTTGCCCTCGCGGTCGTAGCACTCGTCGACGCATGCCCGGAGGAACTCGGTGGGCAGCTCCGCGAGCGGGGGCCGGGTCACGATCGGCTCCCGCGGGGAGGGTGCCTCCAGATCACGCGGGCGCAGATGCCCCCGATGACGATCCAGGTGATCATTCGCTTCCGCTTTCCATCCTCAGCCCGGTGGCGGGCTGGATGCTGGTCACCTTCACCGTCGGCTCACCCTGCCTCGGACGACCTCGGTGACCTCGACCCTGCGCGGCGCGCCTGGCGCCCTCGCGATCGCTGGCGATGATGTATCCGGCGACGTAGTTTCCGTCCTCGGTGCCGGTGACGTAGTAGACCCTCATCGCCACTCCTCCCTCAGCGCCTTGTAGAGCGCGGTTCGCTTGCCGGTCGCGTTGATCGCGTAGGTACGCCAGCCGACCGGATCGACTGGTCCCTGGGCGAGCCGATGGAACATGACCGAGCGGGCGCCGTGGTCGACCAACCAGCGCGACGACTTCGCCGCGAGCTTCGCCGCGCGCCGGCGGCCGTAGTCGCCGAGCATGGCGGTCTCGGTCACCCAGACCTTGCCGAACTGCTTGCCCCACTGCAGGTCCTCGCGCAGCTTGACGATCGGGTCCTGGCCGTAGGGGTAGATGTTCATCGCCACCCCGACGCCGTCGAGCTGGTCGTAGACTCGGCTCATGTAGTGGTGCCACTGGGCGTTGTCGCCGGTGCGGTAGGTGGCGTAGTCGCTGCCCTCGCCCGCCAACATCGCCGCGTCGTCGACGTTGACCGGCGCGATCGCCGGGCCGAGGACCTTGCGCTTCGGGTCGACGGCGTGGACCGCGCGCTCGCAGGTCTGCGCCTGCTCGACCGCCTGGTTGACCGGCTGGAAGCCTCCGATGTGGATGTTGGGCTCGTTGCCTGCGGCGATCACGGCATGGGGCCAGGCCCGGGCGTAGCGGGCGCACTGTTCGCCGTACTCGCCGGGGTCGACGTCGTCGATCGTGTAGAGGGTGAAGATCGGCGTTGTCAGCGCGAGTTCCTCGACTGCGTGCGTGACTTCGGGGCCGACCGGGTCGACGTTCCAGCCGACGACGATCCGGGCGCCCGTAGCGCCGGAGTGGACGGAGTCGCTGCCGTAGGTGGCGAAGGTCGGCGCGTCGTCGGAGAACCCGACGAGGGCCGCCTTCGCGGTCGCGGCGTAGATGCCGCCGGCGATGATGCCGACGACGAACGCCAGCACCGCTAAGCGCCATGTCTGCTTCATCGGAGCGCCATCGCGAACGCCCAGGCCAGCAGCAGCAGGCCGACGATCAGGTACGCCGTGGCGACGGTCATCGGCGGGTTCTACCCGATCCGCCCGGCGCCGCGCGCCGGTTCCATCGCCGAGACCTGCCAGTCGACGATCTCGTACTCGGTCTCCCCGTCCTCGCCGACGCCGCTGACCTCGCCGGGGTCAACGTTCTCGAGCTCATCGATCAGGATCTCCTCGACCTCGTCGCGGGCGGCGAACTTGCCGGTCACGTGCTGCAGCTCCGCCTCGACGACGATGCGCACCCTCATGTCGCGACCCGGCAGGTGCAGCCCTCGTGGTGGCAGTAGAAGAGGCCGGGGGCGTGGCCCTCGCGCATCTTCTCGACAATCTCGCCGTCCACCAGCGTCCACTCGTGCCCAAGCTCGCGATGCTCTGAATGCGCGTGACCGCACTCGTGGCAGGGGGCCTCGGCGCGGCGGGCCATCTCCTGGTCTTTGCGGATCATGTACCCAGAAGCCATCAGCTGACCTTCTCCATGTCCGGTGCGTTGTTCTCCATTGCTTCCTCCTGTAGTCCCTTGGGGTGACTTGGTATGAGGACCTTATCACATCCCCGGGACAGATGTGCGCCGCCCCCCCAGAAAGGAGTCCATGCGTCTGCCCTGGAGGCGGAAGGCGCTGTCCGCGGAGCCCGCTGTGCTCGAGGCCCTGCGCGACCGCCGCGTCAACCCGTACCCCCCGCTCGGCGGGACCAACGTCAACGTCACGAACGCCTACCAGCGCGGGATCAACGCGCAGTACGGGTGGATCTACTCGACCCAGCCCGCGGTCCGCTCGGTCGTGGACTTCATCGCGCGCAACGCGGCCCAGCTCAGCCCCCCGAAGCTGTACCGGCGCAAGGGGGACACGGAGCGGGAGCGGGAGTCCGACCACGCCGCCGCCGAGCTGCTCCGCTACCCCGACGGGCGCACCCCGGGGGACTCGTGGTTCTACCGGGTGTTCATCGACTTCCTGGTCTGGGACAACGCCTTCGTGGTCAAGTTCAGGCCCCGGGACGGCAACCTGGTGCTCCTGCGGGTCCCCCCGGGCGGGGTGACGGTCGCGGGGGGGCGGTTCAGCGCCGAGACCTACTACGTCTGGAACGAGTACGGCGAGCCGCTCCGGGTCCCGCCCGACAGCATCATCCACTGGTTCGGCTACCACCCCGACGACCCGCTGCGCGGGCTGTCCCGGCTGGAGACCCTCCGCCAGGAGCTGGCCACCGACCGGGCCATCCAGGAGACCATGGTGGAGCTGGCCAAGAACGGGCTCAAGGCCGGCTACATCGAGCGCCCCCTGGACGCGCCGCTGGCCAGCAACGAGGAGCTGCTGCGCATCGCCGAGTTCTGGAAGGCGGGGAAGCTCCAGGGCGACCCGATCCTCGACGAGGGGATGAAGTACCACCAGTCGGGCGTCACCCCCAAGGACGCTGAGGTGATCGCCTCGCGCAAGTTCACCAAGGAGGAGGTCGCCGCGGCCTACGGCGTCCCGCCCGTGGCCATGGGGATCGGCGACGCCGACCCGTCCGAGCAGCGCAAGCTGGTCTACGCCGACGTGCTCCCCCCGTACTGCAACCCGCTCGCGTGCATGCTGAACATCGGGCTGCTCCGGCAGGAGTTCTCGGAGAACGACCTGTACTACGAGTTCGACCTGAACGAGAAGCTGCGCGGCGACATCACGGAGCGGTTCAGCCAGTACACCGCCGCGACCGGCGCGCCGTGGCTGCTCCGCAACGAGGTCAGGGCGCGGGAGAACCTCCCGCCCGTCGAGGACGGCGACGAGCTGATCGTCCCCCTCAACGTGGTCGCGGGGGAGGAGGACACGCCGGCGCTGCCCGCCCCCAACGTGATGCCGATCCAGGACCCCAACAAGCCCCCCCAGGACGGGTCCTACAGGCCGGAACCGGCTGAGAACGGCAAGGCCAGGAAGGCGGTCCCCGGCGCGGTCGACCCCGACAGCCGGATCGACCACTACCAGCCCCGCGTGCGCGCGGACATGGCCCGCCAGCGCCGCCACGCCGCCGACCTCCAGGCCGAGCTGTTCAAGCAGTACAAGCGCCAGGAGTCGGCCACCAAGTCCGCCAAGGCGGCCTACGACGAGGCCCGATGGAACCGCGAGATGGCGGAGACCCTCGGGCCCCTGATCAAGGGGATCGTTCACCGGGAGGGCGACATCTACGTGGCCAGGCTGGGCGGGGCCGAGTTCGACACCCGCCAGGTCGCCAACTACCTGGATGCGATGGTGGCGGGGACGGTCGAGGGGCTGACCGCGGCCACCGCGCGGGACATCTCCTCGATGGGGGCCGACAAGGCCTTCCAGCGGGCCACCCAGCAGAGGGCCGCGATCGCCGGCGCCCAGATCACGGCCAGCGCCACCTACTTCGGGCGCAAGGAGGGGGCCCTGCAGGCCCCCCAGGCGGACCGCCGCCTCCAGCGCTGGGTGGCGAACACCGACCGGCACGCGGACCTGGACGGCACCGCCGTCCCGATCGACTCGGACTGGGGCGGCATCACCCCGGGATCTACCCCCAACTGCGGATGCGGCGTCGACATCGCCTAGGAGACGACATGGAGCACCTGACACTGAAGGCCGCGACGACCCAGGTCACCGACCAGGGCGTGTTCGAGGCGGTGATCTCGACCGAGACCGCCGACCGCGAGCAGGACGTGGTGTCCGCGGACGCCATGGTCACCGCGCTGAAGAAGTGGAACCGCCCGGTGCCGCTGGCCTGGAACCACTCCAGCGCGGCGGAGGACATCATCGGGTCGGTGGAGCCGATGACGGCCGCCGCCAAGGACGGCGAGGTGGTCGTCCAGGGCCAGGTGGACCTGGAGTCCGACGTCGGGCGCGAGGCGTGGCGATCGTTCAAGTCGCGCACCATCGGGTTCTCCTTCGGATACCTGGCCCTCGCGTCCTCCAAGCGGGAGGGCGGGGGCCGGAACCTGACCGAGGTGGACATCTTCGAGGTCACGGCAACGCCGACCCCGATGAACAACGAGACCCGGGTCCTGTCCACCAAGGGCGCGGAGACGGTCGAGGTTACGGTGACCGCGGACGAGACCCGCGTGGTCGCCACGCCGCCCGACGATGGGGGCGATGCTCCGCACCTGGACGACCACCGCAAGGTGTTCGAGCTGGTCACCGGCGAGATCCCCGGGAGCGAGCCGGAGGGCGACCCAGATCGGGCGGATCCGACGGTCCCCGAGCGGCTCCAGGTGCCCGAGGGGAGCCCCGAGCGCGACGCGCTGCTCGCGGACGTGAAGGCGATCTGGGAGCGGGTGCTCGACGGGGACCCCGACGATGCGCCGGACGGGGCCGCCCCGGCGGACCTGCTCAGGCGCCTCCGCGAGGAGCTGGACAGGCGGGACAAGGCCGCGGCCGACGAGCCCGATCCGCCCGACAAGCCCGACATGGACGACCATCGCAGGGTGTTCGAGACGACGACCGCCGGGGTGCCCTGGAGGTCCGCGCCGTCGCTGGGGGCCAAGGCCGCGGAGCTGGTCCCCGACGAGGAGCTCGAGGGCCTGGTGGACGGGGAGCTGACCGTGGCGTGGTCCACGGCCTACCTGAAGAGCCTCCCCGACGACTGCTTCCTGTACGAGCGGCGCTTCCCCGTCGCGGGGCAGGACGGCTCGGTCGACCTCCCCCACCTGAGGGACGCCCTCCTGCGGGGGATCCCCCGCTCCGACCTTGACCAAGACGTGAAGGACCGCCTGACCCGCAAGGCCCAGGCGATGGCGATCGAGGACGCGCCCGACGAGGACCCCGTCAGGGGCAAGTCGCGCGCGCAAGACCCGCCTCCGAACCACGACGAGCAGCGGCGCCTGTACGAGATGGCGACCGAGGGCATCGCGGCAGCGCCACCGACTCCGGCCAAGGCCGTGGAGCCGCCCGAGATCCCCCCCAGGGGGGAGCTGCACCGGCGGTACTACGACCTGATGCTGGAGACCTCACTGGGATCAGAGGAGACGCAAGGATGAACCAGTACGAGAAGCGGATCAGGGCGTGCGACGAGAAGCTCGCCGAGCACGCGACCGAGTACAAGGCGGTCCTCGACAAGGCCGAGTCCGAGGACCGGCAGCTCGACGAGGACGACCGGGCCGAGATCGCCGAGCACATGAAGGCCATCGAGGCCCTGAAGGCCGAGAAGGCCGAGGCCGAGAAGAACAACAAGACCCTCCAGGAGGTCGACGAGCTGAGCAAGGGCCTCGGGAAGTCCGGGCCGACGTTCGAGTCGTTCGACCAGGTCGAGGTCGGTGAGCGGCACACGGCGAAGGAGGTCAAGACCCTCGGCGAGCAGTTCATCGAGGCCAAGGGCTACAAGGACCTGATCGAGCGCGGCTTCGGCGGCGCCAAGTGGTCCTCGGGCCCGATTGAGCTGGACGAGAAGGCGGCGCTGTTCACCTCCGCGGGGTCCGCGCTGACCCCGGCCGAGTACCAGCCCGGCATCGTGTCGACGCTGTTCCAGCGCCTGTACGTTGCCGACCTGTTCGGCCAGTCCACCACGGACTCCGGCCAGGTGCGGTACATCAAGGAGACCACGGCGACCTCCGGGGCCAACGCGGTCTCAGAGGGCCAGGCCAAGCCCGAGTCGACCCTGGCGTTCGGGGAGACGAGCGAGCCGGTCCGGAAGATCGCCACGCTCCTGCCGGTCACGGACGAGATGCTGGCCGACGCGCCCCAGATCAGCGCGTACATCAACCAGCGCCTCACCCTGTTCGTCAAGATCAAGGAGGAGCAGCAGCTCCTCGGCGGCACCGGGACGGCCCCGCAGATCCAGGGCCTCATCGGCGCCGGTCGCAACTCCGTGGGCACGTACGCCCACGGCACCGCCGACGACAACGCCACGGCGCTGTTCAAGGCAATGAACGGGACCCGCGGGTCGAGCCAGCTCGACATCGACGGGATCGTCCTGCACCCGACCAACTGGCAGGCCATCCGCGTGGCCAAGGACGTCAGCGGGCAGTTCTACGGGGGCGGCCCGTTCTACGGCCCCTACGGGGGACCGCAGGGTCCGTCCGGCTCGTCGCAGTTCAGCGCCGACAACCTCTGGGGCGTCCGCGTCGTGGTCACGTCGGCCATGAACGCGGGCTCGGCGGTGGTCGGGGCGTTCGGCCAGGGCGGCGCCGTCATCCGGCGCTCGGGCGTCACGGTGGAGGCGACCAACAGCCACAGCACGTGGTTCGCGGACGACATCGTCGCCATCCGCGCCGAGGAGCGGCTGGCCCTCGCGGTCTACCGCGAGTCGGCGTTCACCGTGGTCACCGGCCTGAGCTAGGCCAGACCAACCGGGAGGGGGCGGGGTCTACGCGCGTGGACTCCGCCCCGCCCACACCACCGAGAGGAGCACCCGCATGGCGAAGTCCAAGACGTACACCTACCAGGGCGAGGTCCCGGGCAGCGTCGTGATCCCGGCCACCGGCCGCATGGTCGAGCTGGAGCCCGGCGACACGGTCGAGGCCGAGACCGAGGCCGAGGAGGCCGCCTACGAGGCGAACCCCGACCTCGCGTCCGGCAGCAGGGCGC